GTCCAACCTGTACGCGAATCAGGTCATGCTGTACTTTCAGGAGCCGCTGATGATGGCGGCGGGCGATACGGTCGCGAGCGCGTCCACGGTCCTCTACATCGCGCTGAGAAAGACATCGCTCGCTGTCCCCGCGACCTCCGCGATCCTGACTGCTACCCTGACAATGGCTGACCTGACCGCCCTCGCCGCAGGGATGTACACGTACACGCTGAACCTCGCGTCGTTGTCGGACGCCGACCGGTCGCTGTCCTACGTCGACTCCTACTACCTGACCGTCCGCCTGGAAAATCACCTGACCACGACCCTCGGCAACACGTCTGACTACTCCCTCCGCTTCCGGGGGGCGCGCGTCACAATGGCCCACCACTACATGCTGCCCGCGTGAGAGGACCTATGGAACTTGTGTACTCCCCGTCTACCCGTCTCCGGATCGTCGCGATCGCCGTCATCGTTGCTGGCGTCCGCGAGATCGCGCGCCGCTACGAGTTCCACGTCAGCGACGACGTCTTCTTCATGGTCGAAGCCTCCCTGCTGGCGCTCGCCGGGCTGGACACGGTCCGTCCGCTCGGATTGAAGCCTGCGAAGATCCCGACGGCTGTCCGGGACGTGGTTGTCAACGTCCTGACCGACTCGGACAGTGCGCCGACTGACGATCCCCCCGCTCCCCAGTGACGCCACGTCACGCCCTCCGTCTATGCGGCGGGGGGTGCGATGGACGACGTCATTCAGATCGAGGACCGGCGGGCTACGCGAGCGTTCGGACTGGTCTACCGCGCCGACATCGACCACCCCGACTTCCGCGCGCTGACAACGGGCGCGCGGCTGACCTACATCGCGCTCGCGACGTACGCGAACTCTCAGACGGGCGAGGCGTGGCCGACGCAGGCGACCCTCGCGCGGGTCACTGGGCTGACTGAGCGGTCTATCCGCCGCGCTGTCGCGGACTTGGAGGGTGCGGGCTACCTGATCGTCCATACCCGGCAGTACGGGATGCGGCGGTCCAACACCTACATCCTGATCCCGAAGGGGCAACCGTGAAGATCGAGGTGGGGCACGCAGAGGCCCGGCTGGTCGGCGCGACCCCCACGACGCTGAAGGTCGTCCGACATTTCGTCGCGTACCGCGCGCAGACGCTGCCGCCCGTCGAAGCGCAGAAGGTCATCCGGGCGTTCGCCCGGGACTTCCGCGGACCGACGGCGTCGATGATGCTCGCATTGTGGGACGACCCGGCGACATCCGCTGCGCTGACAAACTGCGGACTGGCCCCTGAGACGCTGACGCGTGCAGAGGTGGAGGCGAGCCTCCGCGGTCGGGGGTTTTGGGACGGGTGGGAGCGGCTGGTTCGGACCGACGGTTCGTTCGCTTCCGGACTGGTGAACCACGTTCAGCGGGCGCTGGTTCTGCGCGTGGGCGTCGCCCCCGCGAAGGTAGTCGACTGCCGCGGACCGGCTCCCCGTGGGACTCCGCTACCGGGACCGGACCTGCTCCCGTTCCAGCGGGACGCGTTGTCAGCGTGGTTGGCCGCGGGGCAGGGTGTGGTCGACCTGCCGCCGCGCGCAGGGAAGACCCGGATCGCGGTGGCGGCAGTCTGCGCGTTAGGGTTGCCCACCCTGTACGTGGTCCCGACGGTCGGACTGGTCAAACAAACGGCGGAGGTCTTCCGCGCCGCAGGGGTCAGCGTCGCAGAGGTGAGCGGTGGCAGGCTCCCGCCCGCGCGGGCGCGGGAGGCTGCGCGTGCGCTCGTTTGGGTGGCGACGCCGCAGTCGGCAGTGAAGGTCCCCGGGATCGGCGGAAGGCAGGTCCTGATCCTTGACGAGTTCCACCACGCCGCAGCGTCAACGTGGCAAGCCGTGGTGCAAGCGGCGAGCGGGGCGTGGTGGCGGCTGGGGCTGACAGGTACTCACTACCGCGCGGATGGACGGGACCTTGAACTGGTCGGCGTCCTGTCCGACGCCGTATACCGCCGGTCTGTCGCAGAGTTGGTTGCGTTGGGGAGGCTGGTGCCCGCGAAGATCGCGATGCTCCGGATCTCCGGAGCCGTGGAAGGCTCCGGGCACGCGCTGTACACGGTGGGCATGGTGGAACACCCGGGGAGGCTACGTGCGCTGACGTCTGCCGCGAACCGGCTGGTCGCGGCGCGCAAGCGGGTCTTGGTCATCACGAAGGAAGTCCGGCACGCTGAGGAGTTGTCAGCCCGGATCCCGGGGTCCGTGCAAGTCGACGGGCGCGACAACGACGCAGTCGACGCTGCGCTTCGGGACCTTGCCGACGGGAAGATCAAGTGCGTGGTCGGAACCTCCGTCATCGGGGAGGGTCGCGACGTCCCGGCGTGCGACGCACTGGTACTTGCAGGCGGCGGGGTCAGCCGGGTGAAGGTCAAACAGGACTATTTCCGGGCGTTGACCGCGTCGCCCGGCAAGCGTCACGCGCTGATCGTGGACACGGCGGATTGTCAGCACCCGGCGCTCGCGCGTCAGTCGGCGGAACGTCTCCGCCTCTACGAGTCGGAACGGTGTTTCGACGTCAAGGTCATCGACCCACCAGCGTTCGCCCGCTGGCTGGAGGACTCCGATGGACGCTGAGGACTACCTTCGCAGGTACAACCAACTGACAAGCGACGTCGCGAAGTCGCTGCGACTTCGTCCGCGACCCGTCAACCCGCAGACAATCCGGGAGGCGCAGGCGTTCCTTGACTGGGCGCGGGAGGAGAAGGTGGACCCGGTCCTGTTCACTCGCGCGCGCCACGAAGCGGCCCCCGGAGCGCGGATCCCGATCCAACGGTTGTCCACCGTGCAACCGTCGTTCTTGGAGAAGTACCGGGAGTGGGGTGAGGACCGGCAGGGGCGCATCGCTGCTCAGGCGCGACATACCGCGGTGGAAGATCGTGACGCTCGGACGGACCTGACCGTCTTGTCGGAGGCGGCGCGAGCCGCGTTCGCTGACGACCGCGAGGTCTGTCGGCTCAGTGTGGACGTGACTGGGGGTTGGCACCCGCAGAGTCCACACTGTCAGGCTTGCCGCGTCGCGACGGAGTGCCGCGACGCTTTACCGCGCCCTGTCCGTCGGGCGCGTGAGTGGGGGCAGCGTGCAAGGAGCAAGTGAGTTTGGGACCGACTTTCAGCGCGTCCTTGTGCGGGCGAGCGTTGTCGACGTCGGACTGCGTAGCCTGATCCGCAGGTACGTGGACTCCGGATCCCTCGCGTGGACCGACCCGGCAGCGGCGTGGGCATGGCGCGTCCTTGCTGGGCATGACAATCCGTCCCTGCTTCACCTTCGAACGGAGTCTGCCCGCCTGACGGACGGGGAGCCGCTTCGTGTTTCGGTGCAGGCGCTAGTCGACCTGCCTGACGACTATCGGGACCAAGAGTACGTGCGCGATCAGGTGGTGGAGTGGGCGCGGCGGCAGACGTTCGTCGCCGGGTTCGACAAGGCGCGCGCGGCGTGGAACAACGGGGACCACTCCGGCGCGTATACCGCGATGATGCGCCACCTTGAAGATATGCAAAGTTTGCGGCTCGATTCCGCCGACCGCGGCTGGTTCTTCGCGGAGTTGGCCGACCGCCAAGCCCGCCGTGAGGACGGGCTTCGGGCGATCCGCGGGATCCCTTCGGGGATCCACAAACTGGACGAGGCTATGGGCGGGGGGTTGTCAGCCGGGGAGTTGGAGGTCCCGATCGCCTATTCCGGGATCGGCAAGAGTTTTTGGTGCGTCCAGCGAGGGTACACCGCAAGCCGACTCCGGCTCCGGACCCTGCACTTTGTGCTGGAAGGTGGTCGCGCGAAGACGGAGGACCGGTACGAAGCGCGGTTCACCGACTCCCTGTACCGGGAGGTGCGGGTCGGGGAGATCGACCCGTCCCGTATGGCGGCGGCGCAGCGGGAGTACCACCGGATGCGCGACCTGTTGGTTGTCAGGGGGTTCGGGGACCGAGAATCGTGGCAGGCGACGTACGAAGACCTGCTCACCGAACTCCGCGAACTCCGGACCGGGAAGGGTTGGATCCCGGACCTGATCGTGGTGGACTACGGGGACCTGTTGTGGGCACCCGGGGACAATGAGTACGCGCGGCAGAAAACCGCGTTCAGGCAGTTGAAGGCGTTGTCAGAACGGGTGGAGTTCCGGGGGCACCGCGGGTACGCGGTCTGTTCACCGTCGCAGGCGCAGCGCCCCGGCAAGGGGGCTGATGAGCGGGAACACGTCCTTGAACCCCGCGACATCGCGGACTGCTACGAGAAGGTGAGGGTCGCGGATGCGATCCTGAGTTTGAATCGGACGAATGAGGAGAAGGAGCAGAACCTAGCCCGGGTTCACCTGGGCAAGTACCGGGACGCGGAGGACGGGCTGACGGTGCGGGTTCAGACGGACTACACCCGCGGCGCGTTCTCGACCCTGATGCGCGGGGAGGCTCCCCCTCCGAAGACGTGGAAGCGCGGCGATGCGTGACTGGGCGGCGTGGGTTGTCGCGAACCTGACGGTTGTCAGGGACCACGGGGGCAACGAACTGACCGCGGTCTGCCCCCGGTGTGGTCGGGAGAAACTTGCGGTCCGACTCGACCGCCCACTATGGCAGTGCTGGGTCTGCCGGTACCGTGGTCGCCGGGCGGGCGCGCTGATCGCAGAGGTCACCGGGGTCGACCCGGGGGACGCCGTTGACTGGACCTCGGGTCCGGAGGTCGCCGCCGACATCGGGCCGTTGTCAGCCGTCGAACGGCGAGGCACGACGTACCCGGTCGCCCCGCTCCCGCCCCTTCGTCCACTGTCGGACATCCAGCGGCGATACCTCGCCTCCCGGGGAGTCCCCGACTGGCATATCCCCCTGTACGGGCTGACCGGCGTGGTGGACGACGGGACGACGGCGGGGTGGCTGTTGTCGGCGCGCGTGGTCATCCCCGTCACCGACGCCAGCGGGAGACGCGTGTACTGGACGGCGCGCGCAGTCCTCCCTCAGCCTCCGAAGACCCTGAACTGCCCAAGCCCGGCCAAACTTGCAGAGTGGGGGCTAGACGCCCCGCCGGGGCTGGCCGCGAAGGCGGACGTCTTGCTCGGCGTGCAGTTTGTCAGTCCGGGCAGCCCGATCGTCTTGGTGGAGGGGCCGATGGACGCGCTGGTGTGCGGTCCGGGGTTCGTCGCAACCCTCGGCGCTGGGTTGTCAGCCCGGCAAGCGGGTCTGATCGCAGAGTTGCGCCCTTCAGAGGTGGTCGTCGCGTACGACCCCGACGAAGCGGGCGACAACGGGCGCGAAGCCGTGGAGCGCGCGCTTCGGGGGCTGGTCCCCGTCCGGCACGCGCACTGCCCCGCGGGAACCGACCCGGCAGACATCGGTAGGGTGGGGATGCTGAGGCATTGTCAGCGCGCGACGTCGCGTGAGGCACTCGGGATAGCCCCGCTGAAGTAGGCTTCTGCCGCCGAAAGTTAGAAACTTTCGAGTCCGCTAACTTTTTTGGCCGCGGCATTGTCAGTGTGGGTTCTGTACTAAGGTGAGACGGCATGACGCTGTCTGATCGGAGGTCACCATGCTGTGGAACAAGCCCGTCAACCAGTCGAACATCCGTGTGGAGTACGCTGCGCTCGTCGCTTCGGGCGTGTCGAAGTCCGCCGCCGCCGACCACGTCCAGTCGCAACTGGACGAGATCCTTGCCGATCTTCTCGCTGAGGGCATGACCGCGGCCGGCGCTCGGATCTCCGCGCTGAT